AAAGCAAAAAAATATTGTTTTTCAGCTTTCAATTTTTCACCTATAAAAACCCGGGAAGGCCTATATCAAGCCTTCCAGAGTACACTTCTTTATTTTCGTGACATCAATACCACCGTCTCCACGTGCGTTACCACATAACCTTTATATAAAATAGCAAATCGTACTGTAACCGGGGTTAATACTCATTTCCTATCCCCCCATTTTTACTTCTGAAAGTCTCAATGTGGGTGCTGAATTTAGTAATATTCCTTCGAATCTTCATCTGGTTCTTGAGCTTCTTTCCCAGCCATCAGGTCCTTAATCCATAGTGGTACATTTTGAAGTGGCCTTCTCTCTTTAAGATGCTTGATCACATCTTCAATATCTTCATCTCGCCAGAACCTATCTCGAATGTAGCATCTGCGGCAACAGTAATTCCCATTCTTTGATTTGTTCTCAAACTCGCTCCCACAGTAGTAACAAACATGCTGATAGACAATTGGATTTTTATGTTCCCATTCTCTTTTGCATTCTGTGGAGCAATAGGTTTTAGGACGCCCTTTCAGCTTCTTCTGATTAATCCGCTTTCCACAGTTTTTACAATGTTCTCTGATTGCCTTTTCAGGCTTAGGCTTGCTATAATCCTGCCCAAAGCCATCCAACCCCCGACTCTTACAAAAATTCCTCACACTATCTCTACTAAGATCCATGGCAGTGGCTATGCTGCGATAGCCTATGCCTAACTTCCTGAGTTCAATGATTTTTTCTTTTTGCTCATTGGTCATTTGCATTACCTCCAATCCTTTGATTGGTATCTAGTAATGCGATAGAAGTTTTGATAAGTCAAGTGGTATTCAATAACTGAGTAATCAACCTACATTGAGATCTTCTTCATCAATAATTTCATGTAACCTCTTTTCTACCTGGATAATCTTTTTTCTTAGATCTTCTTTATTTTTTTCAAAGCTATCATGTAAATAGAAGCCTAAAGGTTGTCGATGATACAGAATTTGAAAGTCGTATAGCTCTTCTAGAGAACTTGCTGCAAAATCTCTTTTCTGATTTAATGTCTCAAGTGCTGGTAACAAGTCAGCATTCTCTTTAAAATATTTATTGATTCTTTGAGCTGCCTCTCTATATGGGACAAAACCTTTCTTCCCAATTGCTAAGGGTCCGCAATCGTAGCTACACACACCATACCGATTCCATGAAAATTTATACCTCAATGAATGCAAAAGTTGTTCGTCAGTAAATATTGTCGGCGGATCTATCGATAAATCAAATTTATTATACATGGAGACTAAAACATGATCTCTTACATCATCTTCAGGAAGTGGACTTGATTTGAAATAAACATCATAGGCATATTCATGAAGTCCAAGCCTTAGCCACCAAAAATTCTGCAAATACTCCCATGCACGTGGATAGTTCTTGTTCTTTATAAATAGTTCGATCTTCCGCTTTAGTTGCTTAACCTTCCGATCTATTGAAGCCTTGATCCTCTCAGTTTCATTCTTAAGTTCTAGATTTTCCCCATAACTGTCTTGAGGTAATTTTGCTACCCCCTTACCACCACCTGCATAGACACCGCCTACTCCTGCTGGAGATAATGAGAAACTTCTGCCATAGGGTGAACCAATTATATATAGCTTTTCATTATACATCATTGTTTCCAATGCATCAGAAGGCTTTGGGTTGAAATGATATAACCACTTCAAGTACGCTAAACGGATCCGTTGTATCTCAATCTCAAGTGATCGCCAATCATAATTATCCTCAACATCTAATAATTTAGCATCGCTAGATAATGTGTTACCGTTAGGGCCTATTATCTTCTTTAGATATTTTTGTCCATCTTTTGATTCCCAGTCGTAATCTCCATGCTTTATTCTAATCAGACGATACCCATGCTTTGATGTTTCAATATCTCTAACTGAATCATAAAAGGCTCTTACTTCGTCTCTGTTGTGTGGATGATTATCCTTTGCGCCAATCGATTCGCAACTATTCATCCAAGAAACTTTATTAAAGTTGAGCTTTATGTCCTCTGGATAATTACTCAGAGAAATTTGTCTTGCTTTAGTAAAATGCTGTCTCTCATCATACTCAATGATTATTTTTTGACTTTCGCAAACAAAGTCACATCTCAACTTATAGTTTGATTTCCCGATATTTATGTTGCCACGATACTCCTGTAGCGCATTTATAATCTGATCGTACTCGTTAGGGTAGTTATTCATGTCCGGAGTTTTTAACCAATCATATGTTTTTTCTGAAACAACATCACCTTCAAAATACTTGTTCAAATGAAGTTGCAGGAAGTTCTTTTGTTCTACAACACCACGGTGACTCATTTTCTTCTTCTGTACCTGATCATTTTTATTATTCAGTTTGCGTTCATGCTTTTCTTGACCATTACCCTTATAGTCTACCGTGAACCCTAGATTCTCAAAAAAATTCACTGTCTCTTTACCGCCAGTAAATTTTGATTTGTCAGCTGGTTCATTAAAGGCAACTTCATAGGCCATAGCACGTATATGTTTGGCTGGATATTTCTTATTGTTATATACAAGAAAAGTGTTCCTAGAGTATGACTCAATACCTTCTTCATCATATTTTTGGATTGCTTTTATCACATGTTCTCGGTTTATATCCTTCCACTTCCCTGTCACCGTCTCACCCCTCTATCCTAATTCGAATTTAATCCAAACGCTCTAGTTCCCAGCTTTTCCTTGGTTATCTGCTCAAGATGTATTACTTCTTCCCTCAAAGATGAGTTGGGAACAACGTTCAATATACTAAATCTGAATTTCTTATACCTTGATGGACTTTCCTTTAGCAGTTCAATTAGGATTTTATTTCCACCATGCTTTGTGTGAATATAATTACTCCATCTGCCCCATAAACCGTCTTTACCATAAGCGGATCCAATATATTGCTGACCAGTAATTGTGTCCAGTATTAAATACACCCCATACACATTCGAGAGCATCATTTTCCACTGTTTGTTCACGTCTGGATACCTAACAATCTTTTCTAATTCTTCAAAATCAAGAAGTACATTTTCATAGCCTAGAAAAGTTTTTGCATACCCTTTAGGTAATATTTCAATGATGTCTTTATCAAGTTTTTTCTGGCACCACGATACCGTAGACCCTCCCCAATCAATAATCAATCTCTCTTCTAAATCATCTAAAGAATGATCCCTAATTAGATCATAGTGAAAGTACGGTCCTGGCCCCCAATTTTCTAACCCAATAATAGGGTGAAGTATATCTGGAAGATTCTTAACCAGTTGCACTTTATTAACTTTATAGACACCTTGTAGTACTGCTTTTCTTCCCTCTGTAGCGCTAAATGAAATAATATATTCAGCATCCTTAAAGACATCTGTCTTCTGGTAGGATTGATATAACTCGAATGCACCTGAGTCAACAAGGGCTTTTATTTCTTTTCTATTAGTCGTATGCCTGATCACTTTAATTTTTTTATGATGAAATCCCTTTAATTGAAGAATATCAGCAAGTTGCAACAATATCACCTCTTTCAAGTTTCTGATTGTACTGCGGAAACATCTCCACACTCAACTAGAAAACTCCTTGAACGCACTAAAAAATTCCCCTATAATGCTCTATAAATGAGGGCGCAATAGTTTCAATTTGATGCCAATCTGAATTAGGTATTTCTACTACCGCAAAAAAATCAATCCAGAACCACTCCATATCTTTTGCTTCAAATATTTCAATAAACCCTTCTATGGTATCAATATAATCATACTTTCTAAATTCACCTTTTACATTGGCTTTAACACACTTAACGACACTACCATCATAGATAAATTCGATTATATTATTCAATTCTAGCCCTTCAAAATTCTCAACAGAAGATTCCTTGTCCTTAATAGCAGACGCTTGTATATACAGCTTAATTGGGGAATTTACTGAATTTGATATTTCTTGAAGTATTTCTTCAAATTTCCCACTCTTTATGTCTTCGACTAATTTATGCCACACCCAATCAGATTTTATACAAAGTTTCTCTGCGGTTCTTTGCGGGAGCATCTGTCCAGCTTTACTAGATATGCCTTTCTCTAAGTGAAAACCAACTCTAAACTCTTCAGAATTCTTAGGTTTATATATTGCAATCTTCCCATATTTATAGGAAGGCCACTCCTTCGATGGAACCAACCACCACAGGGTATTCTCAGGTTTATGATAGTTCCAGGGTCTGAGCGTAAAATGATCAAAACCTCTATTTTTTAGTTCATCAAGCGCTTTATGCGATGCAACATTTGTTGATATGTTCGTACTCATTATTTAATCTCCCCCTAATCATTGTATTCTTCTATTCTCCAAATATCCTTTGACAGGTTTGATAGAAGCTCCTGTCTTTCATCTATTGATACAGCTGTCCACTCTGAGAAGGCTTTAAGCTTTGAATTAATTCTATTAATCGATGAGTTGTTGCCAACAGAATTTAATTGAACAATGCTGCTTGTTAAATAGCACTTACTTTTTTTGTACTCTTCACTTTTAGCACTAAAGAAGTCATTACTCGCTACAATGTTAATGGGTTTCTCAAGCATGGTAAGGTTCCCTAGTTTAATTTTGTAATCATCATAACTTAGCCCAGGATTGTTTGATATGAAATCAGAAAGTAATTCTGGACTTGGTGTATTCGGTAAAATATGTTCTATCTCTAAAGAGGTATACTCAGATATTGAGCCAGGCTGTTTGATACCCTTATATGCCATGTCTACATATTGAGTGATTTTTGCCAGCATATATCTTGTACGATACTTTTGCATTGAATTTAAAGTGTATCGTCTCATCGCATCAGCCATTTCATATTCTTTAGATTCTATACTACTTAAAAATCTTGTTTTCAAGAAATTGTTGTACTTCGAAATTTGTTGTTCTCTATTCGTTGTTTTTGAAATATCTCGTAGTTCATCAGCCCATCTGGAAAAGTTCCTCTCTAACTCTTTTGTAGGTGTTTTTGAGTAAATATAGTAAAAAAGAAAACTCTCAAGTTGAACCAGGAAATGATCAAATAGATACTTAGGAAATTTACTTGCAGCAAGTAATAATATATAGTGCAAACTAAAAGCTCCACCACACATTTTCTTTAAGTTATCCATCTTAAGATTATGTAGTCCATCATTTCCTCGACCATTTAAAAAATCAACATACTTTTCAACATCCAGAATTATGCTGTGCACGAAATCAAACGGTTTGTTTTGGTAATTGCACATTTCCGCATTTTCTTTATTTGTGAACCAATCATAAATTTCATCTTCTCTAATGATATAGTCATTCCGGTTATTCTCAATCTTATAATTTGCCATCAAGAAGTATCTTAAAAATCTAAGCGGTTTCTCTTTATGTTTCTCTAAAGGAGCCGTTATTTTTTTCCATTCGTTTTTAAGCTTGTTGAAATCATCTTTCTTAACCTGAGTAAATAATAGGTTCTTAAGCAAATCCATAGGATTCAATCCAATTCCTCGCTCATTGATTGTTTCAAATATCTTTAAAGCACTGCCAACATCGGTTGAAATTTGAATGAATACAACATCGTTTGTAAGATATCCCCAATATTTAGCCAAACTACCATTTTCAAGATAGTTATCTTTAAGATACCGATAGATGACATCATAGGCATTTATTATGTTTTCAAGCGAACCAAATGATGTGATACCTGATGCCTGAATTTCATTTTTTGTAGTAATAGGATCTGCATTTATTTCTACTATTCTTTTCATAAGTTCACTTGCATTTTCATATCTTGGGTCCAGTTTAAGTGCAGTTACCACCTTTCCCTCTCTGGTAGGATAACTCGTTGATATAAGACCGCTGATTAGTTGATAATTATCTTGGTTATCCTTAAACAAATTCTTCAAAGCACATAACATTAAAAAAAATGTTGTAAGCCTTTGTTGTCCATCTATAACTTCAAAATGGTTTTTAGTATCTGTTGGAGATACTAGAATTGTCCCAATAAAATATTCATTTGCAGATCCATCCATTTCGCTATTAATATCTTCAAGAAGTTGGTAAACTTCTTTTTCAGTCCAAACATATTCTCTTTGATAGTCTGGGACTATATAAAAACACTCCATAAACGCCTCATAAATACTGTACTTATGGTTCTCGATTCTTTTCATGTAACTACCCCCTTTTGATTTAAAGAAATTACCAGATATAATTATAAAAGAGTTCTAATATTGATAAAAAAACCTCGAATATGCACTCGAGGCTGCTTGAATATTTGCATATTATCCTATTTAAAATTATAAGATATTTCTAAATATTTATCAATGTAAACCCGGATTAACTTAAAAAAGCCGACTCAGATCATTGATCCAAGTCAGCCAGCTAACTCATATTACTCCCCATTGCACTCCATCTCCGTACCATCCATAAAACGGATGATGATTCTACCTGTTTCATAAACTCTGATGTGATCCAAGGTTTTTAAGATGAAATCCGTATCAAATTCTTTTATGTGTTTTGCATCTTCTGTGATATCTGCAAACTGGACAGCTCTGTACTGCTCCAGCGGGTTTCCAAACTCTGCGGTGGTTTCCCACTTCTTTTTAAGCTCTTCTCTATTATCAAGGAGTGCGTTCCATGAAAGGATGAATGCATCAATCAGAATAGCTTCATCAACATGCCTGTTGGTGCAGCCCTGTACCCCTTTCACCTTATAGCGTTCTTGGCATTGCCATACCTTTCTGTAGCTGTTCTTTGACTTCCAGCCTTTTCTCGTGAAAGCCTGATTGCAGGTTCCGCAGACTACCTTTCCTGCAAAGAAATTTCTTTCTGGATTGTGTGAGTATGAGTTGGTCCCATGTTCTACGATGTAGTTGCTTCTTCTATCGTATTCCAGCTGAACGGCTTCCCAAATCAAGGGGTCAATAATGGCTTCATGGTTTTCTTCGATGTGGTACTGCTGAATGTGGCCTTCATTCTTTACTCTCTTTTTTGTCAGAAAATCAACGGTGTAGCTCTTTTGAAGTATGGCATCACCTTTGTATTTTTCATTTTGGAGCATACTCTGAATCGTCTTTGCATGCCACTTGGTTGTACCATTCCAGTTCTTCACTTCTTCCTTTTCAAATATCCGCTTGATGTGGTCTACAGTCTTGCCTGAAAGGTATTCATCGTAAATCCTCTCTACAATTTTGGCCTGCTCTCTATTGATGACTAGCTTGCCATTTTCATCGGTGTCGTAGCCTAGAAAGCGCTTAGTACTCATCTTGAACTGTCCATTTTCAAAGCGTCTTCTAATTCCCCAGGTGGAGTTCTCGCTGATAGACCTGCTTTCATCTTGGGCAAGGGATGAGAGAATGGTGAGTAACACCTCTCCTTTGGCATCGAGTGTGTTTATTGCCTCCTTCTCAAATATGACCCCTACACCCAGTTCTTTCAACTCTCTAACAAAGTTTAAGCAGTCCAGAGTGTTCCTTGCAAATCGGCTGATGGACTTGGTAATGATCATGTCGATTTTTCCATCTCTGCAATCCTTTATCATCCTATTGAAGTTCTCACGCTTCTTTGTATTAGTGGCTGAAATCCCCTCATCGGCATAAATGCCAGCCATAGTATAAAGTGGGCTGTTGTTGATGTATTCCGTATAATATCTTACCTGGTTTTCATAGCTTAATAGCTGTTCTTCGTTGTCTGTTGACACGCGGCAGTACGCTGCCATTCTCTGTAGTTGGGGCATCTGGTTCGTTTCTGATTCCCCTATCGTAGTCTGTCTTGCTGGTATAACTGTAATGCTTCTCGCCATCGATCATAACCTCCTCTATCACCGTTTGTTCTGTAATGTTCTTCTTTGATGCGATATCATCTGCTATTTTTATCCCTTTGCAGGTGGATTTTCCTTTAGTAATGTAGGTGGAGCACCACCACTCGATACGCTTGTTGTAAACCTGCTTTCTTCTTAGTGTCTTTCCGCAGTGTGGGCAAATCAGCATACCCGACAAGGGATATCTGTTCTTATACTTCTCTACCCCTCCTGCCCCTATTTTTCGTTTCTTCTTTCGCTTTTCCATGAGTTCCTGAACCTTCTCCCAGTCCTCAACGCTTATAACGGCTGGGTGGTTTTCTTCAATGTAGTAGGCTTGAACCTCACCATTGTTCCTGACGGTTCTTCCTCTCATATTTTCAGGAGTGTAGTATTTCTGAAGAAGGCAATCACCTTTGTACTTCTCATTCTTTAGCATCCCTCTGATTGTGGTATCCTGCCACTTCTTTCCGGTTATCGTCTGGACCCCTTCTTCATTTAGCTTTGCAGCTATTTTGAATGATCCGATTCCCTGAAGGTACATGTCAAAAATTCTCTGTACGATCTTTGCTTCTTCGGGGTTGATGATTAGCTCACCATACTCGTTTTTGTCATAGCCCATGAAGCGCTTGGTGTTGACCATGATTTCGCCCCTTTCAAATTTCTTCTTCATGGTCCACTTGTTGTTTTCACTCATGCTTCTGGACTCTTCCTGGGCAAAAGAAGCGAGGACAGTAAGCATCATCTCACCATCCCCTGATAACGTATTGATATTTTGTTCTTCAAAAAAAATACCGACACCCAGTTCCTTAAGTTCTCTTGCAACTTTTAGAACGGTGACGGTATTTCGTGCAAATCTTGAAACCGACTTTGTAATGATGAGATCTATCTCTCCTGCCCTGGCTTTCTCAATCATAGACTGAAATGCTGGTCTATTTTCTGAGTAACCGGAGATGCCTTGATCTGCATAAATGCCTACATACTCGTAAGCAGGATTTGATGTAATGATACGCTCATAGGTAGATGTCTGATTTTCTAAAGAGTCTTCCTGTTTCAAGCTATCTGTTGAAACTCGAGCGTATGCACATACTTTTAATCTCTTTTCTTTTGCTACAATCGGTTTGATTACCCTAACTCGCATGCTGCATCCTCCTTTCTATTTGGGGTAGTCTATATATCACTCTAAAGCCCCTATAAGTCAAGCATTACAAGGGTTTCCACCCCATTTATAATCAGTCTTAGCAAACAGCTAATCGGCAAAAAATTAAGGCCAACCAAACATGACTTTTGTTTGATTAGCCTTATTTTTATTCGTATTTCACATAGCACTTGAAGCCGGATTTCGTCAGTTCTTTCATGAGGTTCTCTGCATTCTCTCGACTACTGAAAGCCCCAACCTGTACTCTATAGTATTTCTTAGGCTGGATATCTTCCTCAATGTCATCCCTAATACGATCCACGAGAATCAGCTCATCTTCATTTACCCATGTCATAATGCCGGCTGATTCCTGCTTTGTTTTCTTATCCACCCGCTTACCAAGAAGGACGCATACCTTTCCTGCATGAATTACTGGCTTATTATTGAAGTCAGTCTGCGTTACCTTGTGGTGAAGCTCTTTGACCCATCCTGGGATTGTAGGTCCACCGGGATAATACTTAGAAGCCGATGGCTTAATTGAAACCACATCCCCTACCTGAAAGCTTTGAACTCTTTCATTAGTAGGCATTAGAAGTTCTTTAACATCAGCCCTGAAAGTATCCATACTCTTGCCGTGCTTAGAAAACCAGTGGCGAGGATCTCCATGATTGCTGGCAATTTTCTTCTGATAGCCCTCATAGTGGCCAATGATGTCTTTCTCTGTCAGGTCATAGATTTTACAAAGGTGCGCACAAAGCTCTGTGGCTTCTTTATAAACTGCATTGAAGTAAGAGGCGTCGGACAGGTTGTCTTCGCAGATCTCAAATCCAATGTGACTATTGTTGGCGTCACCACCTGCATGCCAGCCTCTATGATCCCATGGCAGGGTCTGATAGGTAGCGATGGTACCATTTTTTAGCTTTCCGATAAAGGCATGGACACAGACTTGTCTACCACTTGGTCTATGCTGGTTCCAATGATTGTTGTACTGGTTTTGTCCAAGCAGGCCATCATCCGGACCAACATATCTTCGAAGATAGGGGTTATTAGCTCCGGTGCTGTGGACCATGATTCCCTTGGGCTTGATTTTTCTACCTGCTTTATAGCTTTCATTTTCTGTAAAGATAAGTTTTTTTAGGTTCATAGATTTTCCCTCCTACGATTTGTTGCAATCTATAGAAAAATAAAAACGCCATAGGTCTCTGCCTATGACGCTTCTACTAAAATAAATACTCTTGTTCCATTATGTCGTCTTCATTTAAATCCCTTGTTTCATTCTCTTTCCCACATACTGGGCATGTGCCATAATAATCTCTAAAAGTTAAGCTCCCTTCCAAGTGCATCCGATACTTTTGTAAGAGTATCGTCGCACCACAATGGCATTTAATTTTGGTCACTTTCATCCCCTCCAAAAGCATTATGCGAAGGGGATGACATTTTATACAGCTAATCCAGTTTTCCTTCATCAAAAATCTGATCGCTGTTTTCATGCCAATAGAAGTCTAGAGTTTTGTGGCAACATGGACATTCCTCTTGATAGTTCCTGATCACCATTTTGTCACTGAGTAGTAAGTTGTAATTGATAACGCATAATGGTTCTTCGCAATAGCTACAATGAATAAATACCATTTGAACACCTCCATAACTTACATATGCAAAGAATGCTCAAATGGCAAAATCATTTATTACTATGTTCCATCTTTATCTCCACCGTCTTTAAGTTGTTCCAAAACATCGCGGAGCTTTTCTGGAATAGGCAGTCCTAGTCTTGTGGCATTTTCAATAATGCTGATTCCTTCATTGGATAGGTAGAAGAAGATCACTGCTGTTCTGATAACACCACCATCTCCGATGATGTTCTGATCAATGATGTGGGCTACCCCCACCAAAGAGAAGATCACCACTTTTTTAAAGATGCCCCGAGCGCCCACGTCACTGGATAAATGCTTCTCGATAATGGCGCACATGACACCAAGCAGATAATCAATGACAACAAAGGCAATCAGGGCATATAAAAATCCATCGTAACCTCCGAGAAACCAGCCAAGCCAACCGCCAAGGCCAGCAATAGCCAGTTGAATATAAGTCCAAATATCTCTCATTGCTTTTCCTCGCTTTCATGTAGATTTATATATTAAAAGACGCCCGGCTAAAGGCGTCATAATCTGATAGAAATGGGCTTCAATTAGTAAGGTGCATAGTAGACATACCCGCTGGCTTTGGCATAGAACCCGTCTCCGGGAATGTACATGGCACCATCGAAAGTGTCGTATTGACTAGTGGTAAAACCAGGTTGATGCAAGCATTCCCAGGTAATCCCATCAGAGGATACACAAAGACTGCTCTCTTTTAGAAGTGCAAACTTCCCCCAATCAGGCATCCACATGATGTTTCTTGGATTAGGAATATTGTTATTTGCCAGATCTCCTACCCAGGAAAGATTGGTTTCAGTAATCTGTGTAGCATCATCGTTCATCACACAGAGCTTCACATAGTAGGTGTAATCGCCACCCACATTGGT